CACGAGACAGCTCGCACGTTGCTTCGTGTACTTACGAACGGAAAAGTTCTCCGGGAGAGCAAAAGCACTCCAAGGATACCTGTCTTCTACCTCTGCTTCAGAGAGATCCAACGGACAATCTTCGCTAGCTTCACTAAAGAAGCGCAATAGCATAGACCACCCATTAATTTCCTGATGTACTGAAGGAGACTTTACGTCCCAGACACTATATTGGACCTTCTGTAGGCCCTTGTGGTACCTGGAACGAAGAGGTCGTTTGAAGTCCGGTGCGACTCGAAGGCTTGGACATGCAAGATGCATGTCATAGCCTGGGATTGGTCCATAGACGGAGACCAGCCACTCTACGATTTTGTCGTAGCTTCGATAGCACTGTCGTCGATGTAACTCATTCGCGAGTGCGATATAAGAAACAAAGACGTCGGGCGATTGATGATGTGCGAGTACTGTACGAATTCGTACAGGGGTGACGTCGACACCTTTGAAGGCGTCCATGCCACATGATTCTCTAAAGAATCCACTCGTGCAGCTCTTATCGCGGTTTATCTTTAAACCGAACAATTCGAGAAGCACTATCGCGTCTCCGGCGAAGGCCGTTGGGACGATCACATCATCACCGTACACTAGAATACGCTCGCGCGTATCCGTGTCAGGAGCTCCAGCGTAGAGTATACTGTAGATAGTAAGCGCCATGATAGGGAAGCATAAACAACTTCCCATTGGTGCGAACTTCCGCAGGTTAATAACTCTTCCATCTGGAAGCACCGTAGATAAACTTCTGCAGCACTCCAAGAACCTAACCAGGTACTCGGGGAACAGCAGACGAACCAATTGCAGGGAAACCCTATCAGAGGCCTCTTTAAGGTCTAAGGTAGAGTACTTACCCGATTCGCTCCCTATAAGGGCAGCTCGCCGGTTGGGATCCTGCAAGGTAAAGTTCACTCTGCACTCGGTGCGGAAGTGAGACTCTACTCTTCTGACAATGGCACGCCCTAGTCCCTGTTGAATCCACTGGTTATCCACTGGTTCACACGAGATGAGGCGCGGCCCTCGCGAATCCTTCGGCACAAGGACAACCTTGGCCGAATTAGAAACACCAGTCATCGAGGAGAAATCCTCGTAACTATCACAGACATGCCCCTGTGAGGCGCAAAAGTATGCGTCGAAAGGGTACATATCCGTAATCCGATCCGAGACATTCTCCCATAGATACTTCTCCGAAAGCCGTTCCTTTGTAGAAACAGCTCCAGGTCCGTGTCGAGGGTGAATGTCATAGGGATCGAAGTGTGAGAAAACACTCGTTAAGAGTGACCTCGCACTGCGAGCTACTTCCAAGCGGCGTCGGGCTGCACGATCCAGGTCATGTTTGACTCGGACGTGCTGCGAAAACGAATCCGGAATTTCTCCGTCTTCAATTCTAGGCTTCTGCAGCCTACGATTACGCCAAGCAGTAGTGTAAGATACCATCTCTTCCTGAGTAGGAAGAAGAGTATCAGTTTCAGCAAGTTCCAGCTCGGTTCTTTCGAACGCGGCTGTAACCTTTTGTTCTTGTTCATCTGTATAGGGTAGCTCGTACTTGTAAAAATAGTACGCGATTTGCCTTATTACCTTGACACATTCTGTGCAGGGTTCCGGAAGGGCAGTTCCGTCTGGGGAGAGTACCAATTGAAAGAACTCACCGAGAAACCTCGGAAGTTCACTATCAGGCATGGGTGAGAACCCAAGCTCGACAGCTGACAATCTGGATACTCCATTAAGCGCTTTTTCAAGCGCCTTACCGAGACGGGGCAAAGTTTTCGTGAGAAAACCCAAGCCTTCCGAACGTAGACGGTTGCTGACCTTTTTAGTTGTCAGCCGTAAGCTACGAGTGTTGAACACCAATCCATGCAGTCGTGAGACGTCATGGAGGAGTGCAGCGATGATTTCAAACTCATCTAGGCTCTTATCAGTTTCCATAATGGTAAACTTCCTAGAGCATGTACAACCTCTCCATGACCCGTAACGACACAACAACTAGCCCAATGCCCCTTGTCCGCTTGAAGCGGAGTCAGAAACATATGAAAACAACATCCATGGATTCGTTCCTTCGAACGATTCCAAACGGCGTACCTGTACACGTTAGCATACAGAACGTCGCAGTCCGAAAGGACGCTGTCTCTGGTCTGCCCGACAACCTCCCGCCAATCTTTGGGGACACAGTTCTCAGTCCCGCCGTGCTGTACACGTACAGTAACGGCAGAACTAAACTGTGTTTAGGCCCCGCAGAAGCGGAATGTTTGTTGGCGTAAACCAAGCCAGTTTGCTGCGGTAGTAAACTGAAGCTGGAAGGCACTACTTAACGGCGGAGTGATCCGTCTGTCCAGTAGTTTCGTTGACATTCCATCCGACAAAGGATGATGTCACCGATCGCCTTCGCTCCAGGATTTTCATCTTGGAGCTCCGTGATCCCCTCGTCTTCGAGGAAATCATCGAACATATCTTGGCACTTGAGAACGATTGCGTTCTCATCGTAGTCCTTGACATAGATCACATCACGATGCTTTGTGGCGTGTCCCTCGCGAATCCATTCTGCGACGGACGCCCCATCGATTCGTTTAGATCTAGCTTCAGAGGTGGATGGTTCCCAGCATCCCGTGAGGGGGCTGAAAACCTGCACTGATTCCAACTGACGAGTCTTGGTAGAATCGTCGTAGCGGCTACTCACTCGGAAGTGAGTGACGCGTGTCGCCTTAGTAAATGGAAGAGTTTCCACTACCGAGGTGTGTTGGACGAGAACGTCGTCTCCGATGTACTCAACTTGCTGCCCATAAGGGGCGGTTAATGTTGCATTCATTTGATTTTACCTTCCCGTGTGCAAACTTGGGAGGGGGTCTTAAGCCCCCCCAAGTTATCCGTTTACTACAGAACAAGTCTGTCGAGTGCGTGGTAGTCCTCTTAGAGGCTACCCTCGATCAGACTCTTGGCCCCGTTGCCAGTGCCATCGAACAATACCGTCGTAGCTGCACCAGTTGTGGCGCAGAACGACAGTAGTTCAGCGATGACATTGACAAGTTCCGCGTTCGTCAACATGTGCCCAATAGGGCTATCGATGACGATGTACGCAGAGTTGGTGATAGGCGTCACGAGATCCACAGTACTCACTGTGGTCTTGTCGAATCGGATTGCCGAACGACGACGCAGTTTCACCCCGGAACCGGTCTCAGTGTGTTTAATACTGAGGCGGTGGGGAAGACCGGGAGGTTCCGACTTTTGTAGGAACGTCCTGGTCCGGCCTTCGGTGTCGCGGTGAGTGAATTCCACTTCAACCCCGGCACTGTTCTTGATCTCGTTTGTAATGAGGTCGTTGCTTAACATGCTTTACGCGTGAATTAAGTAATCACAGGGGTGCGAATCCCTGAACCACTATGTTTCCGTGGAGAGGTACTACCTCCCACGATTGTGACGCTTTAGCGATGATCCTATGACCATCGCCGCGCCGAGGGTGAACTCTTGCGGGTTCAACCCGCCCAATTGTATTGAGCTCCTTGACGGGATCCCGATTTTCCTTCGGTAGGAACTTTCGTAGACCTCCGGCAAGCTTATCCTGTTACCAAGAAGTTGAGGAAACTTAGCGCTATTCAAAGCCCATCTCTGGACTCTGATATGCCGTTCCCGCTTAATGGACCACAGGAAGCGATGTATGTTTATCTTCGGATTCACGTTATTCCAACTGAATTGGCTGAGGTATCGGTTAACTCCGAGAACCCAGTCGACGCAGAAGGAGAAAGGAATCGCATTCCAGATGATCTGCGGGTTCAATTTGACCCCGAGACCGTCTAGATACGCTCCCAGTGCAGCTGTCTGCAAACCGTATTGAGTAAAATTGTAATTGTACTCAATCATAGCGTGAAACACTGTCGGCTCCGTAAAGACTTCGCGAGATTGGCAATAATTGCAACCTGGATTTAACCGATAGGTATAGTCCAAGTAACCAACTGTTCCCCATTGCTCGTAAGTATATGACGGAGACTCGTTCCAGTTGAAGGCATAATGCCTACGCTGGATACAGCCTTGACGAGATATCAAGTCATTTAATCGTGACTTGGTCTCGGACATGACGCGATAAATCGCGCAGATGTCAGATATGAGCGGACTGATGTTAAACTTATATTCTAAGTAAGCACCAGCCACCCTTACGTCTAGTTCTCTTAACGCTCGTTTGCTCATTTGAGCCGCAGCGAAGAGCTTCCACCCTTTAGGGGTTCGGAAGAACTCGAGAACTCGTTTCATAGGCTTTTTGAAGTCCTTCAACTCTATTATAGTGTTGACAAGACTCATCTCAGCCTTAATGCTCGGCAACATGACGTTTAACGCACGTTGCAGATGCAGATCAAGGTCCGCCGGTGGGGGTACGAATTCCCCATCCGGAAGAGAGGCCCTAAACGCCGGGAGACCAAGATTTAGTTCTCCCGGGTCGCCGTACGGTAGGATCGTCCCACCTCCACTCGTTTTGAGTGAAGCACCCAAATAAGTTGCCGTGCCCACACCATACTCGATCCATGATGGATACGAGGAATTGGTGAGGACCGGTAACCCACCCA